TGACTTGGTTGACTCCACTGTCATGGCACTTATGAGATTTAGACAAGGTGGGTTTATACGCCTACCAACAGACGAACCTGAAGATACTGTGTTTTTTAAACGTCGTGGTTCAGGATACTACTAGGCTAACTATTATGTGGAACGAAGAAGAGATAATTTTGTTTTGTTTGTTATTGCTGATACCATGTTTTATTTACGCATTATTCATGCTTATATAAATCACAGATTTACAACAAGAAATAAATAGGGTATTACTATAACAGACAATCAGTCAAAAAGGAATATTTAAATTATGGCAATAGAAAAAGGCGTAACTGTAGCCCCAAAGGGTATTGATTCAGAGCTTGAAGAGAATGAAGACGAAAATTCTGAATTAGAGATTGAAATAGTAAACCCTGATAGTGTTACTTTAGATGACGGTAGTGTAGAAATTACTATTATTCCTGATGCTGATATGGGGGACATGACAGAATTTGACATGAACCTAGCAGAAGTTTTGGACGAATCTCACTTAAAAGAGATCTCAGATGATCTTGTTGGTAATATAACTACAGACATTGATGGTCGTAAAGAGTGGGCTGACACTTTTGTTAAAGGTTTAGAAGTACTAGGATTTAAATACGAAGAGCGCACTGAACCTTGGGAAGGTGCTTGCGGTGTTTATTCTACGGTACTAGCTGAAGCTGCTATACGTTTTCAGGCTGAAACTATGTCTGAAACGTTTCCCGCCGCTGGCCCTGTAAGAGTTAAGGTGATTGGTGAAGAAACGAGAGAAAAACTAGACGCCTCTATGCGCGTAAAAGCGGATATGAACTACCAATTAACAGAAAACATGGTTGAATACCGTCCTGAGCATGAAAGAATGCTATATAGTCTAGGACTCTCAGGGTCAGCATTTAAAAAAGTTTATTACGATCCAACTATGGGAAGACAGGTAGCTATTTATATACCTGCCGAAGATGTTATTGTTCCTTATGGCGCTAGTCATATAGAAACAGCGGAACGTGTAACTCACGTAATGCGTAAAACAAAAAATGAAATACGCAAACTACAATCTGTAGGTTTTTATCGTGATATTGAACTGGGTAGTCCCCAACCATATCATTCAGATATAGAAGAACGAAAAGCGGAAGAGGGTGGCTTTTCTATTACTGACGACAACCGATACAGTATATATGAAGTTCATACTGATATTGTTATTGAGGGTCTTGATGATTCCGAAGACGATATCGCTAAACCTTATATCGTTACAATAGAGAGAGGCACTGGTGAAATACTTTCTATAAGACGTAATTGGGTAGAAAGCGACGAGTTATGTAAAAAGCGTCAGCATTTCGTACACTATGTATACGTCCCAGGATTTGGTTTTTATGGTCTAGGATTAATCCATATTATTGGAGGTTACGCTAAAGCTGGTACTTCCTTAATACGTCAACTAGTAGATGCAGGTACACTATCTAACTTGCCAGGTGGTTTAAAATCTCGTGGTCTGCGTATCAAAGGTGATGATACACCTATTGAACCAGGAGAGTGGAAGGATGTCGATGTTCCATCAGGTAGCATACGCGACAACATTATGCCACTACCATACAAAGAGCCTAGCCAAACTCTCTTACAACTACTAAATCAAATTACAAACGAAGGACGTAGACTAGGCGCTATTAGTGACATGAACATTTCTGACATGTCTGCTAACGCTCCTGTAGGTACTACTCTAGCATTGCTAGAACGTACATTAAAACCTATGGCTGCTGTACAAGCTCGAGTTCATTATGCAATGAAACAAGAGTTTAAAATGCTAAAAGATATTATGGGTGAATATGCACCGTCTGAGTACGGTTATAAGCCTGTTACAGGAGTAGAAAGTGCTATAGCAAATGATTACGCTATGGTAGATGTTATACCTGTCAGTGACCCTAATAGTTCTACTATGGCGCAACGTGTAGTTCAGTATCAAGCTGTATTACAAATGGCACAACAAGCTCCTCAAATATATGACCTACCACAACTACATCGTCAGATGATAGAAGTGTTAGGCGTAAAAAATGCGGATAAGTTAGTTCCTACAGAAGATGATAATAAACCAGTCGATCCTATTAGTGAGAATATGAATGCGCTTAATGGTAAACCACTCAAAGCGTTTATTTATCAAGACCACGATGCACACATTGCGGCTCATGTATCTTTCATGCAAGATCCTAGTGTAGCTCAGATGATAGGACAAAACCCACAAGCTAATAGAATTATGGCTTCTTTACAAGCTCACATAGCAGAGCATTTAGGGTTTAGTTATCGTAAACAAGTGGAAGATAAACTTGGCGCTCCACTACCAGCACCTAACGAAGAGTTACCAGAAGAGATAGAATTACAATTATCTCGTGCGGTAGCTACGGCAACTTCACAGCTAACTCAACAGAAACAAAAAGAAGCGGCGCAACAAGAAGCGTTACAAAAAGCTCAAGACCCTGTTATGCAAATGAAGCAAGCCGAATTACAAATTAAAGGTCAAGAAGTACAACGTAAAGCTCAAAAAGATCAGGCTGAATTACAACTAAAAACAGCAGATCTTCAACTAAAAGCTCAAAAGCAAGAAACTGATAAGATACTTGATACAACTAAATTAGAGCTTCAGGAAGCAGAGCAAGAAACTGATAAGATACTTGATACAACTAAATTAGAAATAGAGGAAAGAAAAGTTGAGTTAGATGCTGAAAACAAAGCATTAAAAACAGCTATTGATGCCAATAAAAACAGGAGATAATTTATGGCTACCACCGTCTTTGACGTGCTTAAAAAGAAAATATCTGAGGACATATCCTCAGCGCAAGAATTCCTTAGTCATGGAGGAGCTAAAGACTACCCTCAGTACAAGGAAATTACAGGTTTAATCCGAGGTCTAGAAACTTGTAATGATTATGTATTAGATCTCGCGAAAAATTACATGGAAGAAGATGATGACTGAACAAGTTAAAATTGAGGTTCCAGAAGAAGTTAAACAAAAGATTTCTTCTGCGGTAACTCCCGAAATAGATTGGGAAGCTACTTTACCTAAACCTGCGGGCTACAGGATTTTAATAGCCTTACCTGATGTAGAAGACTACTACAAAGGAACTACACTACTAAAGACTGAAAGTGAAAAACATAAAGAATATATAACTTCTATTATGGGGTTAGTTTTAGATATGGGATCTGAAGCATATAAAGACGAGGAACGATATCCCTCTGGTCCTTGGTGCAAAGTAGGTGACTATGTTATGTTTAGAATGAATACTGGTACTCGTTTTACGGTTAGCGGTAAAGAATTTAGATTGATGAATGATGATTCCATAGAGGCTGTTATTGACGACCCTCGTGGAATATGTGGTGTATAGGAGTAAGAATATGGGTTTCCAACAGGTAGAATTTGAATTTCCCGACGAAGATAAAAACACAGAAAAAGATACAACAACTATTGAGATTGAAGAATCTTCAGCAGAAAAAATATTTGAAGATAAGAAGTCTAACAAACCAGAAGTTGATGTAGAAGAAGATGATGATGATGATGAAGTATTGGATGAACATGATGATGTTGAAGATGAAGAAGATGTTGAAATCGAAGTTGTCGATGATACGCCAAAAAAGGACAGAAATAAAAAACCGTCTGCACCTCCTAAAGACGTCACTAAAGAAGAACTTGAAAACTATTCAGAAAAAGTTCGTAACCGTATATCTCACCTTAGTAAAGGCTATCATGACGAACGTAGAGAAAAAGAAAAGGCTCTTAGGGAACGTCAAGAACTGGAAAAGTTTACTCAACAACTTGTTGAACAAAACAAAAAGTTAAGAGGTAGCGAAGCTGAATCTCAAAAACTTTTGCTAGAAGAAGCTAAAGAAAAAATAGATTTTGAGTATAATGATGCTAAGAGAAAGTATAAAGAAGCTTACGAGCTTGGTGATACTGATAAGGTACTAGAAGCTCAAGAATTGTTAACTACTGCTAAGATTAGAGCAGATAAATTAGCTAATGTTAAATTAGACGCTTTACAAACAGAAACTGAGCCTGTACAATACGAAGCAGAAAAAGATACGAATGTAACTCCTGTCGATGAAAAAGCGGAAGCTTGGAGACAAGAAAATACTTGGTTTAATACCGATATTGAAATGACGAGTTACGCATTAGGGTTACACAATAAACTAGTTAATGACGGTGTAGATCCTAAAAGTGATGAATACTACGAGACAATTAATACTCGTATGCGAAAGTTGTTCCCTGAAAATTTCGAGGACCAGCTAGTTGAAGAAGTCGAAAAACCAAAGCGGCGCTCTAATGTAGTAGCTCCTGCAACACGAAGCACAGCACCTAAAAAGATTAGGTTAACTTCTACGCAAGTTGCTATCGCTAAACGTTTAGGACTTTCAAACAAACAATACGCCGAACAGGTTGCAATAGATATGAGGAAACAAAATGGCTGAAAATAGACTAGATAGAGACTTAGGATCTCGCGAAACTGAATCAAGAAAAAAGGCTTGGCAGCGACCAGAGTTGCTACCATCTCCTAATCCCGAGCCTGGATATGATTTCCATTGGGTACGTGTTAGTACTCAGGGTCAAGTAGACGCCACGAACGTTTCTTCAAAATTAAGAGAAGGTTGGGAGCCTGTTAAAGCTTCAGATCATCCAGAGATTACATTGGTTACCATTGAAAACGAACGTTTCAAAGACAATGTGGTTATTGGTGGTTTGTTACTATGTAAAGCTCCAAAAGAATTAAAAGAAGAACGTACTGCATATTATGAAAGTCAGACACGTTCCCAAATGAATTCTGTTGATAACAACCTTATGAGAGAAAATGACCCTCGTATGCCTCTATTTAACGATAGAAAAACGAAGGTTACTTTCGGAAACGGAACTTAAAACTTAAATTTAAAAGGAAATTAACATGGCTTATCCATCTGTTAATGGCCCATACGGGCTTATTCCAGTTAAACTACTAAGTGGCGTACCTTTTGTAGGTGTAACTCGCGAGTATAGTATTGCGAGTGCTTATGATACATCTATCTTCAACGGTGATGCTGTTACTTTAGTTACTGGAGGCACTGTAGAACGTGATACTGCTGACGCAGCTATGACGCCTATTGGTGTATTTCTTGGCTGTTCTTATACTGATCCAACACTTGGTTACAAAGTGTTTAGTCAATATTATCCAGCTGACACTGCCGCATCCGATCGTGACTGGGAAAC